CACCTGTACCACCATTAGCAACTGCTAGAGTTCCTGTGATGTCAGAAGTAGATAGAGTTACTGCATCCCAAGAAGCATTAGTGCCATCAGTCTGAAGGTACTTGTTTGCGTTACTTGTTTGGCTAGGTAGCAGGTTGTTCAGAGCAGCAGTAGCCGTAGAAGCACCTGTACCGCCATCAGCAATCGCTAAGTCTGTGATACCTGTGATTGAACCACCAGTAATTGCGGCAGAAGCATTGTCTGTTTTAGTGCCAACAGCAGTCTGAATATTATTAAACTCTGTATCAATTTCAGTACCTTTGACAATCTTTAGAGGATTGCCAGGTGATAAGTTATCTTTTGATGCAAAGTTGGTTGTTTTGGTGTAATTTGACATGGTTTACCTCTTACCCTATTTTGCCATCTTTGGCTTGAATTTCAATCTTTTGTAAAGAAAACGATGTGCCATTTATCGTTGTCTCATATCCTGTTTGGACAATCTTTCCCGCACCAGAAGCATTGGCGGTTAACGTCTTAATTGGCACACCACTTGTGTATTCAGCAATGTTGTATTCAGCAGTTCCATACTCATAACTTGTCTGTGAAGGAATATAGATATTCTCCGCACGATAAGCACCAGAATAATCAAAACCCCAGTTGATAGTTAAAAACTGATTAGACCCACCAATAACGATGGCAGTAATGTTCTTCAGGATAGAAATCTGGTTAGGATTTCCCAAGTCAGCATTGTTTGTGTAGTACGCAAATCGGTACGTTAGTGTGTCATCAAGATAAGTTCCATACTTACCAATATATCCATTCTTACCGATATATAAGTCGCCATTACGCAAAGAACGTAACGATGTTGGTGCGATAGAGTCCCACTTAGTGACCCTAGATGCCCCATCTTGTAGAGATTGCTTAGTATCGAAGCAGTAAACTTGGAAAGATGCAGGTAAAACAAGCAGATAAAAGGCTTCTTTTTCTGAGTAAACAGACTTCAAATTAGCCAATGTTTCGCTTGCCAAAGATGAATTTAGGTCAAAACGAACATTCTTAGACAAGTCTCTTAGGGGTGCAGACTTCTCTTGGATTGTCCTCATCAGTGAGCGAACACCTGAGTCTGACAAGAAAATCACATCAGAACCAACGCTTTGTATGGTATCCCTAGCGATACATCCAATAGAGCCTACTGTGTCGCTCAGAACAAGAGATGCGGGAGTAGAAGCACCAGAATAAACAAGAATCTGCTTCTTACCAAAGATAAACAAGAAATCATTGTGAGCTGCCAAGCCCATAACTTCATCTGCACCATTAGGCCATACACGGGATACATCCAAAGAACCTGAAGTGCCACCACCCCATACATGACCTGCAATCAGATCAGAAAAGGTAACAGTTACTTTGTCTGTAGATGTATTAGCTACCCATAAGCGACCAAAAGCAGAGATACAGATGTTGGCTTGAGGAACTGTAGCTACATAACCAGACTTCTCAGAGACTCTGCGATAAGTAGTTGTACTTACGGCAGGGTCATAAATCAAAGGATCGTGACCAGTTTGGAAGAAGTATGCAATGCCATTCAAGGATGCACATTGCCAATTACTTGCTGAGATGGTAGGAGCAGAACCACCACCACCATAGGTCAACTCAGTCACCGCATTAGCAGTACCAAGTTTAAATATCTTGTTGTTTCCAGCAAATAGAACAGTCAAAGTTCCATCGTTTTGGACTAACTCATGGATAACACCAACATCGTTAGCACCTAGATTGCCAGAGGAAGAGTTAACCCTTGACCAACCTTTTCTAGCACCAATACGACCATACTGATCCAAGATGCAGTTAGTTGCGACCAAGGCAAAACCAGACCCCAAATCAAGGGGCGAATCTTCAGTATTCAGGCCATAAAAGCCTGGTGCTGAAAGACTGTAACTTTGGAGTGCTGATGCCATTAGACCGCCACAAAGTTGTCTTCAGGATAACGAGTGCTTTCCATCGCAATAGCGTCAGATAGCATTCCTCTAAACAAAGCATAAGCCTCGGCAGAGTTTGTTCCACCATCTTCACCACGCTCAATCAAGGCACGAGCATAGGCACTTTGAGTCACTAAATAGTCCAAAACCTTGACAGATGTGCCATCAGCAGACAAAGCAGCCTGTGGGATAGTCAGGTCAAACAACAGAGTAAAAGCACCAGAAGGAACAGGGAACAGGTCAACCTTTGTGTCTCCACTAGCATCTACACCGCTAAAGCAGAACTCTGAAGGGATAGACTGTGAAGGTGCGCCAAGGTTTAGTTTGCGGTTCATGTCCACAAACTCAATGTTCCGAAGACCAATCAAACTGGTTGTGTTCAGAGCATCATTGACACGGAACTTCTGTCCCGCACCTGTCAAAGCATAGGAACTTGTACCACTAGTAGTTGTTACTGTAATTGTTTGAGCAAGGCAATTCCAGTTGTAAGAGTCTTCAATCTGACGTTTAGCATCATTGACAAACTTGCCAATCAAAGAAGAATAGGTTGTTTCGCCAACAGTAGATACTGTGCTTTCACGCAAGCGAACTAACACATCGTTAACAAGTTCTAAGTAGGTCATGTTCGTTGCGCTCCCTGAACCTCAAATGTTGCAATAAAACTGAATGAACTTGCCGCTTCAGTTGTAATTTGAATTCTATCGCCCTCTTCTAAAACGATATAAGCCGAACCATCAAATTGAAGGTATGTTTTTGAAGCTAACGTATATGAAGTAAGAATGTCTAAGGTAGTAGCAGTGCTTGCGTCATACCATTGGACTGTGATGTGCTTTGTATTTCCACCAGTGTTGTGGATATACATGACAGTAAACTTGGCGTAATAACCCGTAGGAACTGTATAAACAGTTGTCAGCGTTGCGGCTGTTGGGTTAACTCCGACAGATACTGGTCTCACTTCATATTCCTCTTAGAGATCGCTTTAGCCTTAGCTTTAGCGTCTTCCTTGGACGTTGCGCCCCAAGCTCTAAGAGAAAGTAAAAGTCGGGTAGGCTTTCCATCTTTCATCTCAGCGCCAGGCATATTGCCCATTCGTGCTAAAAAACTAGATCGTCGACCTGAATTACCCGTTTTTAAAGGCGCTTTTAAGTTCAGTCCCTCAGTCCTTTTGTAGAACTCTCGACCTTCCTCATTCAATCCGCCTTTTGGATTCTGGTATTTTTTTAAGACCATGATGATCTTCCTGTGAAGTGTACACCAGGCTGAGGTGGTAATGCAATAGCTAAATCAAAATCTAAGCCATTTCTTAATCTTTGCATAAGAGTTTCTGGCTTCATATTGACCATTCTAGCAATCTCAGTTGTTGAACGTAATTCACCTTGATACATACGTTTGTTACGATCTGGATCAATTTTTGCATGTTCTGATGGATCGCCATAAATCTTTGTTGCTTTCCAGATTCTTTGGTATCCAATTCCTGTTTTTCTAGCAATCTCAGCTAACGTAAGATTCTCGCCTTCAAACAGGTATCGCTTGCTATTCCTTCGATTGTTGGCTTGCTCAATGCTAGTTGACCATTTGACATTTTCTGGAAAATAACCTTTGTTTACATCAATTCTATCAAGACTGTAATCTTTTGATGGCCTAAGTCCAACATCTTGAATGAATTGGTAAAAACCATCTTCTCCATGCCACGATAGATGCACATCAATTCCACGACCACCGTAATTTTTGTAATCAGGGCTTACTTTTGAATAGCATCGATAAAAAAGATGTTTCCATGTCCCATGAGACAAAAGTAACTGATTAACAGTTGATTTGTCTAAGGTCTCTGGAATATTCATTTCTTACCCTTTGGTTTAGACATACCTGCTTCGGATAAAGCAATAGCCAAAGCCTGTTTTGGATTAGTAACGACCTTTTTATTGGTAGTCAACTTACCCTTCCCAAACTCAGTCATCACCTTGCTGATCTTCTTTTGGGCTTTAGTTTTCATATCAGTACATGATTTTGGCAGTGATTGTGCCAGTTACATAAACTGTGCAATTGGCTCTTAGATACTTAGGCGCATTTGCCACAGTAATGATGCCATCACCAGTTAAGGCTGTACCAATCGTTGAATATGTTACCCCGTCCAAACTTCCTTGCAAAGCAACAGTAGCACTTGTAATGCCTGAAACTTGTAAGAATGCGGGTTGACCAGGATCGACTTGAACTGCGGTTGATGCGCCAGTAGCGACAACGGCATTCAAAAGTGTAATTGGAGCAGCTATAGCCATTATTTACCCCTTGTGGATTTTTTCATCATATTAGTAGCAGTACGACCACCACGGGTAGGCATGGCTTTAGGCTTACCAATAGCAATCATTACAGTGACAGGCATAGATTTCTTTTTGCCATACTCTTTGGCTTCTTTCTCGCCTTTTTCTGTGTATGGGAATTTCTTGTTTCCAACTTGTGGCATATAAATCCTTATCGAATTAGCTTGGTTGCAATAAAAGAAATGATGCCGCCAACAACAGAGGCGATTGCCATTCCAACGAAAAAGCCACCTTTAGACTTGTTTGCCATTTCTAAAAGCGTTTTAATATCTTGGCGAAGTGCGTGAACTTCAGACTGTAAAGCCTCAACTTGAGCTTCCAATTTACCAAATTCTCTTGGATCAATTTCCGACATTTGCAACCTCTTTCTTTGGTCTTCCAACCTTAGGTTTGTCTTCAACTTTCTTTGGAGTTTCCTCAACAAGGACGTATCCTTCGTGACCTTTCATGCTATCAATATCATGTTGATAGGTGAAAGTAACTGTGTTTCCCGACTTTAGACAACGAAAAGTAGCCATAAAAACTCCAAAAAAAGGGGGGTATAAGCCCCCTTTAATTAAACTGCACGACCAATGATTAAGGTCAATGTAGTTGATGCCAAGTCTACAGAACCTGCTGTAGGGTTGTAAGTTACGATAGTAACTGTGTTAGCGGCTGAAACATAGGCTCTACGAACCAAACCTGCCTCAGAAACGCCAACAGACATACCGATAACCATATCGCCCAAAACAACGCCTGGAACTGTAACTGTATCTGTAGCGGTTGCAGTAGTAGCTACTGATCCGCTATCAAGAGTGCATGAAACTTCCCAAGTGTCTGCAAACAAACCTCGGAACTGGTCATTGCCCCTGCGGGAAACAACTGCTGTTGCTGCTGCCATAATAAATTCCTCCTAAATTAAGAAAAAACTCCCCCACCCGAAGATGAGGGAGAAGTGGCAACTATTAGGCTGGAACTGCTAACGCAAATGCGCTAGAAGACAAAGCTGCACCAGTTGTGGCGGCTGTACGCATTGCTTTCACACCATAAAGTGTGTCAGATGTGAACAAGGTAGCCAAGTAGTCTTGTTTGTACTGAGTTTGTGAACGGATGCCCATTTGCTCAACCAAAACCATAGAGTCCTTGTGACCCATCAAGCAGATACGATCTGTTGTAGAGTTACCAGCAGCAGTATCAGCATTGCTTGTTGTGAACACGGGGATGCCATACAGTTGACCGATTTCACCATTACGGATTGCATTACCATTACCAATAAAAGCCTGTTCTGTGTAACGGGAAAGACCCATCAACGTATTGCGGCTTGAAGGAGGAATGATAAAGAAGCGACCATCCATGGGAGTGTCGTTGTCATCCAAACGCTGAATAGTGCGACGAATAGCAGCGTCAGTCAATGCGGAAGCATTGGAAGATGTGCTGTTATAAACAGTAGTACCATCACCGCCAACGAAGGCTTTGGTGGATGTATTGCTTGTTGCGTAGTCGTTAGTACCGACAGTAGCACCATTGAATGCACGACCCAATTGGATCAAGCTAGTGTCTACTTGCTTGGCAAGCGCATAGCCAGCGTCAGCAGTGTAGAACTGGCGCAAGCTGTTCAAGGCTTGTGCTTCAACGATGTCCTCAATGAAACGTGAATACTCAAAGTGTTGGTTAATGTTAACCAGAACTTCTGTCTCAGTGTCGGCAATCAATGTAACGGCAGTAGATGCCGCTTTTGCTGTAGCTGAACCACGGGTAGGAGCTGGAATGTGAACAGTGTCACCTTTCTTGCCCTTGAAGTTCATCTTCATTACGATGTTAGCCAAAACAAGGTTTTTCTTGTAAGCGGCTACGATTTCGTCAGACCAGATTTCTGGAATGAACGTTGCTGCGGTGGTTACTGTTACCGCTGGTGTTGGATATGCCATGATTAAATCTCCTAAAACAAATTTTAACGAACCCGTTTCTCTATGTACGCTTGCATGATTTCATCACTAAGCGCAGCATAACGATCTGGGTCTCTCAACTGAAGCTGAATAAGGTCAGCCCTTCGATATACTTTCTTTGATGATTCACCAGAACCACCTACATCAACACCTACTGCCTTTAAGTTCTGCTTGCGAGTTACCTCACCCTCATCACTTACTTGCTTACTTTTTACAGTACGTAGCTGTTTATAGGTAGATAGCAATTCATTGGCTGAGTCGTAATCGTATCCAGAATCGGCTTGCTCAAAGATTTTAATGCGAATAGGGCTAGACTTCACCCAATTTGCAAAGTCCTGATCTTTAGCAATTTC